AAACCTAAAAAAACACGACAAGGCAGAGGACAACACAGTAAGTATTCTGCAACTTCTCGTAACAAAGCAAAAAAACGTTATCGAGGACAAGGTAAATGATTCGAGTAGATATGAGTGAAGATTTTATCAAAACTGGTGGATGGTTAGTAACTATGCCCGAACGTGATAAATACTTAAAACAAATGAAAGTTTTGAGTAATGGCGTACAAGTTCAGAGCAGAACGAACTCTTAGCAGACAATTCAAAGACTTCAGTATTCAGATGAGAGCAAATCCGAATACTGAAGATTTTACTGTGGTTAAGAATGAAAACGCTATTAAGCAATCAGTACGTAATTTAGTATTAACTGGAATGGGTGAAAGACCATTTCAACCTAAGATTGGATCACGTTTGAGACAACTATTATTTGAACCATATGATGTTTTTCTAGCACAAGACATAAAAGAAGAAATCATCAACGTCGTTAAAAGACTAGAACCAAGAATTAATGTTCGTCAAGTTAGAGTTTTTAATGACCCAGAAGATGAAAACAATCTTCGTGTTGAATTTGACTATACTATTGTTGGTGAAACCTTGATACAAACTGTTGACTTCCTATTGGAGACAATATAAATGCCCGCAATACCCTCAAATTTAACTTCTTTAGATTTTTCGGAAATAAAAGAATCTATCAAATCTTATATGAGAACTCGAACTGAGTTCACTGATTACGATTTTGAAGGTTCTGCTGCTTCATATCTACTAGACGTACTAGCATATAATACATATTATTCTGCTTTCAACGCTAATATGGCGATGAACGAAGCATTTTTAGAGTCAGCAACAATAAGAGACAACGTAGTAAAGATAGCAAAACAGTTAAATTATACACCTAGATCAATAAAAGCAGCAAAAGCGTGTGTTGCTTTTTCTGTACAAACTACATTTGTTGGTGCTAGTACCACTTATCCATCTACTGTAACTATTCCTGCGGGTGATGTATTTGTTTCATCTGTTGATGGTCAAGCATTTACATTTACTGTTCCAGAACAGATCACTCAAATGGTAGATCAACAGACTGGTATTGCATCTTTTAACAAAACAATCATATATCAAGGAAACTTACTTTCATATGAGTATGATGTTGTTGATGTTAAAAAAAGAAAATATGAAATTCCTGTTGACAACATAGATACAGACTTACTTTATGTGTCTATTTCACCTAACGCTCAGAGTGAAGAGATTGACACTTATAACCAAATTACAAATATTGTTAATGTTGACGGAACAACTCGTGGATATTTCTTAGAAGAAACTGACGATTTAAGATATACAATTATATTTGGTGATGGTGTTATTGGTAGAGAACTAATTGCAGGTGAGGTTATAAGACTGAAATATGTTAGAACAGATGGACCAGAAGCAAATGGTTGTAAGAAGTTTACTTTTATAGGTCAAGTAAGAGATAATACTGGTCGTGCTGTATCATCTGCTAACATCTCTCTAGCGACCGTAGATGCCTCTCAGGACGGTGAAATGGGAGAAGATGTTATATCCATCAAGTACAATGCTCCAAGGGCATTCAGTGCTCAAAACAGAGCAGTCACGGAGTCCGACTATGAATACATTACTAAACTGGTTTATCCTCAAGCAAAGTCTGTTACTGCATATGGTGGAGAAAGAATCTATCCACCAGTTTACGGAAAGGTCTTTGTTGCTGTAAAAACTAAGTCTGGTGCTGCATTAAACGCAACTACTAAGAAGCGTATTAAGAATGATTTGTTGAAATACTCTATGGCAGCGATCGAACCAGTTATTATCGATCCTACAACTCTATACATACGTCCTAAGACTTATGTGTTCTTTGATGGTACTTCAACAACACTTTCTAATAATGAACTTGCTTCTAGAGTTCTAGGTGCTATTGATGAGTACAATACTCAAGGATCTGCAAATAGATTTAATGGAAGAATTGATAGATCTGCGTTCCAAACAATGATCGACCAGTCACAAAATTCCATAGTTGGTAATCAAACCACTATGACTCTTGGTTTAAATGTTACAGGATTCCCATTTGGAAGCACATTTACTCAGTGTGTAGACTTTGGTAACTCCATAGTTAATCCTGGTGATATTGGTGCAGGTAATCCTTCTGACTCATCTGGAGGAATAACTTGTAGTCCTAATTTCTCATCAGTAAAGACTGGTACATTCTACTCAACAGGTTATACAGAAAATTTACTAGATCTTGCTGTATCATCTCAACAACTAACTACAAACTCAGTATTGAGTATCAGTACATTTGTAGAAAATGATGCTAGTGCACTTTTACCAGTAAACGTAAGAGATGATGGTAGAGGTAGTTTGATAATGGTTACAAAACTTGATGAAAAAGAAGTTATTCTTAAATCTGGTGTTGGAACCGTAGATTATAAAACTGGAGAAGTTTGTTTAGGTCCTATAGACGTAGCAAGTACTCCTGATGGAACAACACGTATTCCTGTTACAGTTCTGCTAGATAGTGGTAATGTAAATATAGGAACTGGTGTAGATCCTACTATTTTCAACCCACAAGTAATTACTATAGATTACACCATTGATGGAACTAATATTCCAAACTTCGATCCGTTAGACTTTACTCCAATTAACTTTGACGGAACCTCGATAAATATAATTGATTATCCAACCACGGTATTTGAATACCCTGAGTTTGACACTTGCTTCTAAGCACCAAAAATAATAAGAGATGAAGTCAGTTAAGGTATCCCAACGGTTACAGGACCAGATCCCTGCGTTTATAAAAGAAGAGGATCAGTCTTTTGTAGACTTGCTAGTACAATACTACAAGTCACAGGAGAAAAGTGGTAAACCGTATGATATTTTAAACAATATTTTAAGTTATACAGATATTTCAAGTGACGAATATGATCCTAACTTTATTTCTTCATCATCTATTGTTTTAGATCGCATAGGTGCTACTGATCAAAATATTACTGTAGAAACTGTTGATAATTTTCTTGAGAAAGATGGAACAATAAAGATTGATAATGAAATTATTTTTTATGAAGAAACAACTAAATCACCAGAGGTTGTATTTACTCCAGGTGTCAATAAGTTAGAATTTGATAAGAAAATACAAGAGTTAGAAAATATAAGACCTCTATTTGATGGAACTGAAACAAGTTTCCAATTAAAACTACTTGGAACTCCAATTACACCAAGTTCTGTTGAGTATTTACGTGTTATAATAAATGGTTTGCAGTTAGAACCTAATGTTGATTATTTTCTTGATGGATCAAACATTAGATTCCAAACTCCTCCTGCAAACCTTGCAGGATCAACTACAGTAACTAAGATTGAATATCTTATAGGTTATACAAGTGTTCCTGTTAGAGTTTTAGATGTAATTAATATAACTGACGACCTTGTAGGTGCAAAAATACTTCCATTAAGGTTAAACACTGTTGTATATACACCTTTATCTACAGTATCTTGTTTGATTGCTGTAAATGGAGTGGTTCAAGAACCATTTACTGACTACACAGTTTATAATGATCATTTAATACTAAAAAAAGCAGTATCTTTAAATGATAAGATTACTGTAAGGTCTGTTGAACTAATTGCACCTCAATTTGGTAAAGGTGCTTCTGCTATTGCTAGAGTTAGTGATAATAAAGTTACAGATTTAATTGTAAAAAATGGTGGTCAAGATTATAGAATTAATTTCACACCAAAAGTAACTATTCTTACTCCAGAAGGTGTAACTGGTAAAGAAGCGACTGCTGAAGCACTTGTAAATGGTATTAAGAATGTACAATTAATTGATGGTGGTCAAGGTTATACTTCTGCTAACCCTCCTGTAGTTGTATTTGATACACCCGCAGATCCTTCTGGTTCTATAGCAAAAGCAACTGTAACTGTTGATGATGCTACTGGTCAAGTCACAGGAATTAACGTACAATCATCTGGATCTGGATATGACACTATTCCATCCATTAGTTTTACAAATGCAGCAGGTGCAACTATTAGTGATGCTCAAATTGACTCGGAAGGAAAGGTAGTTGATGGATCTATCCAAGTATTAACTAAAGGATTACATTATACAACTGCTCCAGAAGTCTATATTGATGCTCCTGTTGATCCTATTGGTATTAGAGCATCTGCCATAGCAGTTTTAGATGATCAGAGCAGAGTAGACAGGATTGAAATGATTTCTCCTGGTAGAGGATATGTAACTCCTCCTAGATGTCGTATTATTGATCCTATAGGTGCTCAAATACTTGATGTTAAGGTATCTGGTGGTAAATTAACTGATATTCAACTTTTAACTGGTGGATCTGGTTACAATGATGCACCATCTGTTTATATTGTTGATAATAGAAAGAATTTATCTGGTGAAGCAATAGGTGGAACTGGAGCAACTGCTGTTGCAACAATATTCAATGGTGAAATTACTGATATTAATATAACAAGTTTTGGTGATGGATATTCTGATACTGAACCTCCACAAGTCTTTATCGCAAGTCCAAAAGCAGCAGCAGCGTCTTGTGATGTTGGATTTCAAGAAATAACTGGTTTTACAGTTCATTCACACGGTTCTGAATATCAACCATCACAATTTAAGAATTGTAAAAGAGGAGTTTCTGGTGTTTCTTCATATGATATTAGAGGAAACCAAGTATTTACTAATGAAGCACAAAGTATTCAATCTTCACACGAAGTTGGAACTTCTATAGAAAATTTAGATTCTTTATTTGCAAAAACACTATATGAACGTTTTGTAAATCAATTCTTACCTGATGCTGATATTGATTACACTACAATCAACGCTCCACAGATTGTTAAGACAATTAAAGACTTTTATGTCTCTAAAGGTACAAAAACTGCTACAGAATACTTATTTAAAATATTATTCTCTGAAAATGTTGATGTTTCATATCCAAAAGATGAATTAATCAAACCATCTGCTGCAACTTGGTCTGTTGACACTATTATTCGTGTTGAATTGATAAGTGGTAATCCAGTTGATATTTTAGACTCTCAATTATTCCAATATGCAGATGCTGTAGATACAACTGTTGGAAATGCTGTATGTTTAGTTGAAAACGTTATTGCAATCAACACTGGTGATAGAACAATCTATGAATTATCAATATCTGAGGAAACTTTAGAAGGTAAGTTCTCAATACCTTATAAAACCACTCTTGTAGAACCACTAACGACAACTGAGTCTATTATAACTGTTGACTCTACTATTGGGTGGCCAGAAAGAAACGGTATCATCATTATGGGTGATAGTGAAAGAATACAATATAAAGAAAAATCATTAAACCAGTTTATTGAGTGTACACGTTCTAAAAATGGTATTGTAGAAGATTGGGATTCTGGTACTCCAATTTACTCTGATATTTTCTGTTATATCAATAGAGGACTAGATACTGAAGTAAAATTACGTGTTCTTGGTATTGCTGAAGCAACAGGAACAGTTCTTACTGATACTGGTTCATATTATCTTCCTAGTGACAAATTAAACGTAGCATCTCTTGGTTCTTCATCTACAGATCAGAGAGTTACATCTTGGTTATATAATGTTAAAAAATTAATCTCTGTAAACAATATTGAACCAGGTGGTCTTAATAACCAGACTGCAACTGTTTACACTACAAATAATCACGGTCTTCTTGTTGGTGACTCTGTAACAATCTATGGTGCAAACCCAACGATATTTAACGGTACGTTTTCTGTAACTTCTCGTATTAGTGCTACTGTATTCTCATATCAAATATCTGCTCCTGCACCTAATTCACCTCAAGGTAACATTTTGATGTCTGTTGACCTTAATAAAGGTAAATCAGATGAAGAATCAATCAATAACTCTATCGCACAATTTACAACTAATGTACAAAATACGTTCTTCAACTCAAATTACTCTTATATTGCTACAACAGGTATTCCAAACTATAAAGTTGGTCCGTTCATTGGGTCTGCTCTACTCCCAGGAAACCAAAGAAAGTTAAGTAGATTTCCTAGAATTGTTGATACTGTATCACGTCGTGATGATTTATCATTTGGTCCTATTGGATGTTGGGTAAATGGTGTTGCTGTTTGGTCTTATAAGTCTCAAATTAAGACAAAATTTGGTGGAATTACAAGTTTTGATATTGTAGATGCAGGTGAAGGATATGACGCTGCTTCTAAACCATTAATTGAAATAAGTGGTGGTGGTGGATCTGGTGCTGCTGCTAGTGTTGTTGTAAATGGTTCTTTATTTAATGTTGATGTAACAGCAGGTGGTTCTGGATACACCTCATCTCCATTAGTTTCTATTGTTGGTGGAGGTGGATTTGGTGCTACTGCAACTGCTGTTATTACAAATGGAGTTGTAAGTAAAGTTCTTGTTGAAACACCTGGTCAAGGGTACACCTCAGCACCTACTGTAAGCATCTCAGGAGGCAATGGAACAGGTGCAACTGCTACTGCCGAGGTAAGAGGTCCTATTCAATCTATTAGTGTAGATACAGCAGGATCAAGTTATACAACTGCACCTAATATTAAATTAAATTCTGGTGAAGGTGCTGTTGCACAACCAATTATTATCAATGGTCGTATTGTATCAATCGCTATTATTAACTCAGGTAGTGGATATACATCTCCTCCTAATGTAATTATTAATGGTGATGGTTATGGTGCTATTGCAAAAGCAACCATAGGAACATTTGGTGAAGATAAAGGACGTGTTTTAAGTATTACTGTTGAGAACAGAGGTATAGGATATTCAACTGGTCTTACAACTATTCGTTGTGAATCTATTGGTCAAGGTGCATCATTTACTGCAAATGTATTTGAGTGGACACAGAACTTAGAAACTGAACTATCAGGACTAATGGATCCTTCTCGTGGTTATGTATTTGCAGGATATAACACACAATATGGTGGTGAATATGCACATTTATCAGATCCTAAACAATTACGTTATGTTCTTGGTGATAATGTATTTAAAGATCCATCATCAGGAAATCTTAGAGAACTTTCAGCAGGACTAAGACACTCTCCTATTATTGGTTGGGCATTTGATGGAAACCCAATATACGGACCATATGGTTATATTGATGCTGCTGATCAGTCATCTGGTATTAAGAGATGTGTATCTTCTTACAGAGTAAAACCTGCGTTATTATTTGACAGTGCAACCAATCCAAATCCAGTTCGTGCTGATGGACCACTATTATCAGACAAACCCGCAGGAACTTATATAGAAGATTATGAGTATGTGTTCCAAGCAGGTGATTTAGATCAGTATAATGGTAGATATTGTAAGACACCTGAATATCCTGAAGGAACTTATGCTTATTTTGTTTCCATTGACGCATCAGAAGCAGGTTTACCTGTATTCCCATATGTCTGTGGACCACAATTATATTCAAGACCTGACGAATGGAACTATAGTCAAGATGCTGTACAAACCAATATTCCTCTTGATGTTGTTAGATTCCGTGATCCTTATGAAGATGTTGACATTGATATTCAACGTACACCTAACCAAGATACAGATACTCTTGTAACTGAGATAGGTGACGAGTTTATCTTTGAAATAGAAGATACTAACAGAGATGGTGTTATATCAACAGAAGAAGAAAACGAATTAAATTATATCTCAGAAGAACCTGTACTGCAATTATTTGATTACTACCCTAGTGTATCTACTAGATCACAGGTTGATATTGAGATTGATACTACTACTAAATTTGAAGATGCTAAAATTAGTGGATTTGTAGTTGAAAACCCAGGTATATCATATAAAGTTAATGATAAGTTGTTCTTTGACGATACAGGAACTGGTGGATATGGTGCATCTGCTAAAGTAAATGCTGTAAAAGGTATTGATGTCAGTCAGTACACTTCATCTATGGTTAATGATTCACCGTTAGCAAAGATTACAACTACTGGTGAACACGATTTAAGAGTTAATGATGAAATTATTGTTGATAGTATTCCTATTATTGATCAAACAAACAAAACATTTAGAGTAAAAGTTGTATCTGGTGTTGAAACAGTAAATATTAGTCAACAAGGTCTTGGATATAATGATGATATTCCACCAACTTACGAAATTGTTACAGGAACTGGTCAAGATTTTAAATTAGAACTTGTACAACTTGAATCTGGTGCTGTTAATACAGTTAATATTATTAACTCTGGATCAGAATATACACCTAGCAATCCACCAGAAGTTAGAGTAAGTCATCCACAAAGATATAAAAAAGCAAATTATGCTCTTACATTATTAGATGAGAGTAGTGGTATTGAGAAAATAGTAAAACTTAAAGATATTGTTACTGCTGATGATAGAACATTCTATGTTGTCGGTGAAGCAGATGATGTTGATGGAGATTCAGCAGGATTACTTGCAAAATTCAATAGTGATGGTAGATTGTTGTGGACACGTACAATGGCACCACTACAACCTGCTGCGGGAGATAAACGTTGTGTATTTAACAGAATTTATCTTGAAAACACATCACCACATTCTATCTACGTTGTTGGTGAAACAATTCCTAATAATGTCAACTTATCATACAATCCAGACCTAGTTGTTGCCAAATATACCTCTGGATTTGATGCACAGAACAATCCTACTGCTGTTCCTGTATGGCAACGTGAAATTGCAGGTATATCTGGTTCTTCAAGAAGAGATTATATATCATCCTTAACTATAGATGATAACGGTCAAATATACGTTGGTGGTACAACAGATACTAACTCTCCAAATCCAGATGATATGTGGATTGCTTTGTTAGATGAACAGGGTGCTATTAAAGAAAAACGTAAGATATGTACTGCATCAGGATCAGAACAATTAACAGACCTTAAATTTACAAGTGATAACACCTGTATATTTGTTGGTGTTAATGATCCTGCGGGAACGAGTGAAATTATTATTGGTGAAACTAACTATGATAATGTAACTATTAACGTTTCTTGGAGTAGACAGTTTGGTAATACTGGATATAGATTCTCTAATCCTAAAATTACTATTGATGACTATGGTTCTAGATACGTAACTGCAACTGCATACCAAATTTCTAATACCAAGAATACTGGTGTTTTGTATATGAAGTTTGCACCTAGTGATTACAAAACTCCATCAGTTGTTAAATTACTTTCACCTACTGGTGTATTTGAAGATATACAATCAACTGGAGTTAAATTTGATATATTTGGTAATATTGATGTTGGTGCATACGTTAAATATGCTTTCAATGATCATAGAGCAATCATATTCAAGATTTCTTGGAATACAAGTAATATATTAACTGCTGCTTCTGTAAAACAGGTTAGTGGTATTGGTTTCCAACCAACTACAATTAGTAACGATAATTCTGGTGATACTATTATTGCAGGTAATAAAATTGAATCTAATGAATTAGCAATACTCAATTTTGAATCAACTATAACTGGAGATGAAACATATAATAATACTTTAACAGCAGGATGGTCTGTAGATCCTACATTAGATACTTCTAAATGGAAATATGGTGCACAGTCAGCAAATATCAGTGCTGCTGCGAATAGACTATCGTTAGACTGGGGTGCTGATGTAGCAACAAATTATACTATTGAAGCGTGGATCGCTATTGGGCAAGCACAATACAATGCTCAAAGTTCTACACCAAATATTTTTGATGTTGCTCCTACTACAGGTGATAATGCAGTTGTAGAACTAGAAGGTGATGCTACAAGTCCTGATTTTGGTAAAGTTCGTTTAAAGTTAGGTTCTAATACTTACCTATCTACAACCACAACTAACTGGACAACATTTAATAACGAAGCATTTATACACGTTGCTCTTGTTAAGTCAACTCCTGGTGTTGGTACTTACGTTTATAAAGTATTCATCAATGGTGTTGAACAAATTGATGTAACAAGTACAACTATAGATACACAACTTAAATCTATACTATTATTTGGTAAATCATCTCCTGTTGTCGCTAGTTCTATTGGTGGTTGGGTAGATAATATTTCTGTATCAGGTATTGCAAAATATAGTGATACATTTACTCCTGCACAAGCAGTTGGTTCTAATAAAACAGTATCTGCTTTCTGCTACAAGTTAGATAGAGAACAAACTAAGACTGGAACATATACATTAAACACCGTTCAAACTGGTATGCAGATTCAAGTCGCAGCCGCTGTGAACGACTTTACGTTTAATACCCAGGTGATTACTTCTGGAGATTGGACATTAGGTCCTGCGGGTCTACAAATACTTGATTATGCTGATGTTGTATCAAATAATGTTGAAGGAACTTACTCATTTACGTCTACAGATCAGATATATGAGACTAGAACTGCTACTATCCCAACACCTCTTGGTAGAAAACTACTACTAAGCACTACTGTTATTCCTAAATTCTATATTCGTGATGCAATATATCAGTCTATTGATACTGTAAAGACAGTAACATTTAACCAAACAGCAAACTTTACTAAAGGTTCTATATTACAACAGTATTCAGTTATTGGTGGACAAGATGTAGTCAGTGCATACGGTACTATTGTAAATGTTCGTGGAGCACAAGGACAGGTTGATATTGGTAATATTATTGGTAATTTTGATACTACTAAGAAATTAAAATCAACTGCAAATGATGTAAACCTTATTAATCAAACATTTTTAGTTGAAACAACTATACCTCAATGGTTTACAAACTTCAGTTATACAACTGGAGATGAAGTTTATAATGCAGGTAAGATCTATACAGCAGGTTCTACTGGAGTTTCTGGTGCTAGTGCTCCTATTCATACGATTGGTACAGTAACTGATGGAAATATAAACTGGGTATATACTCGTGATGCAGGTAGTTTTAATATAGATCTTGCAAATACTTCATATTCTAGTGGAACATTAAATCAATTTGGTTCTTGGAGACCATTTGTAGCAACAGATTACTCAATTAGAATTGAAGCAGTATATGAGGGATCAGCATTTATTAAAGGTGATAACATTGATGCTGACGCTGTTGGTCTTTCAGCAACATTCGATGCTACTGGAAAGATAATAACAATATCAGGTTTAGTTGGAGTTAAGAAATTCCATCTTACATCGAATCTTGATAAAGATATTATTCCAACTGGTGCTCTAGCATTTACAGATTTAGTATTCTGTGTTTCTACAAGTAGGCATAATTTTACTCAAAACGAAATTATATTTGTTGAAGGATTTACAACAACTGAATATGGTGGATCATTCTTTGTAGAAGAGGTTCTTGATAGTAGAAGATTCTTATATCGTTTAAGATCAACTGCTGTACAAGATCCTTCATTTACAAGTTCTACTATTGCAAGTGTTAATATCTACGCTAAACATCCACAATTATTATTTGTTCGTAAACATCAATACATATTTGACCTTGATGATCCATCTAATTTTGGATATTATATGTCGTTCTCTAAGGATAATCAATATAAATTAGAATATCCTTTTGTAAACATTGTTAGAGAGGGTATCCCAGGTTTAACTGACCAAACATCACCTAAACCACTTGTTAAGTTTATTGTTGATGAAGATGTTACCAATATTTCATATTACTTCGATCCATCAAGAACTCTTCCAAGTAACTCTCCTGTAGGTGAAGCATCATTTATTGACGTTATAGAAACTCCTTATAAAGGAACATTTAATATTAATCAGATATTATCAGATACAGAATTTACATTCCCACTTCTTGTAGAACCAGAAAAAACAACTGCTCCTTTAGGAACAACTGAAACAGGTCTTACAAGAGCATCTTATAGTACAACTTCTCTAAAAGCGATTGGTCCTATTGCAAGTATCAAACTGGTAAACCCAGGTGGTTTCTATCAGAAATTACCTATTGTTACTGATATATCATCTGATAGAGAAATTGAGAAAATACGTATCATATCTGGTGGTACAGAATACATTAATGGCATCTATTATAATGTTCCTATTGCAGGAGATGGTGAAGGTGGTCTATGTAATATTACAGTTGCAGATGATGGTGAATTAACAGGTGTTATTACTGCTGTTGAATTAACATCTCCAGGTAAAGGATATACTACTGCATCTATTGATATTGATACTATTCCAGGAATATTGGGATCACTATTACAAGGTTCTGGTGGACAACTTGATGTTGTAATTCCTGCTGAGGGATCTGGTGCATCTGTGTTCTTACAAGGTACAAGTATTGGTAAGATTAAGAAACTTAAAAATAATGAATTTGGTTTCGGTTATTCTCACGATTATACACTAAGACCTGAGATTACATTCCCTGTAAACCTTCAGTTGTTTAATACTGCTATACTTTCTGAAATTAAGGTTACAGATCCTGGTTCTGGTTATACATCAATTCCTAGAGTTGTTATTGAAGGTGGTGGTGGATCAGGTGCTGAAGCAGAAGCGATTGTTAAAAATAATAGACTATCTGAAATAATAATTAAAAATCCTGGATCTGGATATAGTTCTGAACCATCAGTTACACTTAAGTCAGAATTTAACTATGTTGTAAACCTTGATTTAGGATATTTACAGTTTAACTTCCCACACGGTATTACAACTGGTGCTGCTGTTCAACTTAGAGCAGAAGATTTAGGATCTACAGTTGGTGTTCTACCAAAACCAAGTTCAGCAGGTTTGGTTAGTTTAAGTTCTACAACCACTTACTATGCTATTGCAGGTGAGGCAAATTCACTTGAAGCAGACCAACTTAGAATAGCACTAACACAAGTTGATGCTGAGTCTGGTAACTTTATTACATTCTTAACTCAAGGTGATGGTCGTCAGATTCTTCTTACTGAAGTATTTGGTGGTCAAGCAACTGCTATTGTACAAACATCTCGTTTCTTAAAAGGAGAACTTGTATATCAAGGTTCATCCCTAGAAACTGCTACTGCAACAGGTTACGTTTCAGATAATGAAGGTTGGCAGATTGGTCCTCGTATATTAAAACTTGAAAACTATAACGGAAATTGGACTGTTGGAGAACGTGTAACTGCACAGGTATCTCGTGCATCTGGTTTGATTGATAACTTATCTATTGCTCGTGGTACATTGAATATAGACTCAATGACAACCACTACTGGTCAGTTTATTGATGACATTGGTAAACCATCTGAAATTGTACAGAAAATTCAAGACTCTTACTTCTATCAGAACTTCTCTTACGTTATTAAATCACAAACTCCTATTAACGAATGGAGAAAGAGTATTCTTGAAACCAATCACCCAGTTGGATTCAATATGTTTGGTGAATTGGCACTTGCAGCAGGTAAAGATATATCAGGAAGAAAGGTTGTATCTGATCTTGTTAAAGAAGTTAATATCTTTAGTGCTACTAATATTAATCAGATTACATCTTTTGCTAACTCACAACCAATATATACCGAGTTTAATAACACTGAAGTATTATTCAGACAAAGAAGACTTACTAACTCTGAAGAAATCTTAACTTCTATTGTTAAAAAACTTGATAATATTGATAATGACTTTAATGGTGTTAAAACACAATTCCCATTGACTGTAGAAGGTGAATCTGTAACTGCAACTGATGATCAATTATTGATTCTTATTAACGGTGTTGCCCAGTCACCTGGAACTGCATTCACAACATCTGGTCCATCTGTTGTATTCTCAGAACCACCTAAAGCACCATCAAGAATTAAGTTTAGAAATCTTACATTCTCTCAAATTAATATTATAAGATATACATTTAGTACAACATCTGGTATTTTCCCACAAACAGGTAAACCTGTAAGGTCTTTACAGAACGAGGGAACTGCAACTGTCATTGATAGTGGTGTAGATTACATTGATGTTATCGATGTAGAAGGTACTTTCCAGATTGGTGACAATGTTTTAGCGTCATCTAGTGGATTTGATGGTACATTAAGTGCTGTAACTGGTTTAACTAGCAAAACAATTTACGAACAAGGTGAAAGAATAACAAATTTACAAGGTGATTTTGCAATTATTGAAGAAAATAACCTTAGAGATGGTGTTGTAGACGCTAGATTGGTAGTTTCTCGTACATCTGGTACATCTGAATTTGAAACTGGTGACTTTAATATCAAATTTAACGACACAATATACTCTGCTGCATCTAAAATTGCTGCAAGAGTTACTGTAATTGCACCATATACAGACGATGTATCTCAACAAATCATTGATACTGTTGATTTATCACCTCCATCATCATTCTTTGGTCTAATTTTCCAACGTGTTCCTTCAATTACCTATCCAAATACTATCTTAGACAATATTTCTGAGACAGTTATCAATCCAGAAGAACTATATGAAGAGGGAACTGCTAATAACCAAGACTTCTTAGACTTTGAAGAGGTAAGAAACCAAGAAATTAGATATAATTATCTGTCAGGATCACAATTTGCAGCAGGTGACTCAATACGTAACAAACAAATCTACTATGATAACGCTTCATTAGTAGGTGTAGACGATCAACGTTCATTTGATGCTGCTGTATTGATAAGAAAGAATGCTAGATTCATTGCTGAAGAAGCAGTTGGATTAATGAAGGCATTTTTCCCATCATTTGTAGTTCCATCATTAGGTGGAGATAGAGATTGTGAAGATGATATTGTAGATATTTTAAATATTGTTGCATATCAATTAGAAGTTGATGGTAACTCAGAAATCTGGGATGCTGCTAGTACATATGTACAGGGTAATGCAATATATCACGTTGATGGTGAAGTAGCACAAACAATATACGCATTTAACAAAGCACGTGATTTAGCGATACAGTGTATCCGCAATGAAGTTATTAATACAACTACCACTAATCTACCTCAATATAGAGATCCTACTATCACAGAAGAGTTTGCTGTTATAAGCAATAGTCACGGTGATGCAAGAGATTTAATTCTTGCTAATAAATGGTTCATTGCATATGAAGCATTACATTATGCTAAAACACAAAATCCAGGATATAACGTATCAGGTGGAGATGTTCATTGTTTATCTGATATTGTTGATGTTCTTGAAGCGATGGTTTATAACTTAGCACACGGTGGTAATAACTTTGTATATAAAGCAACTAAGAAAACTCTACAGTATGGTGTAACATCTGGTGATAGAGATACTATTGTAGATGCTTTTACTAAGGCAAGAGATATTGCTATTGAAGTAATGAGAAATAATGCTTGGACAAAAGCAGGATCTCATAACTGGAATCAAGTAACTGATACATCTATAACCGCTGATCCTGCAAACCCAACTTGTCAGGCAGTTGCATCAGCAATTACTACACTAATGAATATTTTGATTACTAATCTTGGATCAACTGCATCTCCAGGAACAGTAGCAGCATTTGAAGCAGCAGTAACTGAGACTGCACCTTCTGGAGCGTATGCAGGATATACTAACAGTTGTGTTAATCAGGCAAATGCTATAACATCCTATATGAGAATCATTACTGATACTCTAGAGGATCCTACAGGTGGCACTCCTGCAACATATCAGTGGGCAATTACTAATGTACCTCGTGTTCTTCCTCCTTATGCTTTTGTGGATGGAGAAACTTTACGTTGTGCTAAACACGCTTATAGAGATAAATCATCTGGTGGATTCTTTGTATTTGGTGATACTGTAAGAGCAGTTACATCAGGTGCAACATATGATGTTATTGGATCTAATGCAGGTAACAAGTGGATCTTCTCTAAACAGATTAGTGGTGTATTACAAGCAGGTGAGTACATAACCAACTCTAAACTTACATATGCAAACGTATCTCAAGATAAATTAACATTTAAAACTGATTCTGGTTCACTTAGATTTACTGGATCTGGTTCATATGCTACTTTCCCATCAAGTAATGCTGTATTATTTGGTGATGGAGCAGATGCTGCTACTGGTGACTATACAATGGAATTATGGATACGTCCTGCTTCTGTTACTGGCACACAGAGACTTATTGATCTTAGAGAGTCATCTTCTGACACTAAGTTAGGTATATTGATGTCTGGTCAGTCACTTCGCTTATCTATAGGTGCTAGTGATGTAATTACTGTTAGTTCTGCTATTACTACAATCAATAACTGGTATCATATTGCAGTATCTCGTTCTACAAGTGTTACTAAACTGTTTGTAAATGGTCAGCAGATGGGTACATACACTGATACAAACAATTATAATGCAAATAGTAAGATTACTGTTGGTGCAGGATGGAACAATGGTAATCCTTTCAATGGTTGGATTGATAATCTTATAATCCGCAAAGGAATTTCCCAGTACAATAGTAGTTTTACTCCCCCTATTATCTTTAACGATAGTACAGATGTATCATTCGCACTTCTTGGTGAAGCACCATTCCCTATGGAACAGAGTGCAGTATATGCAACATACGTTAATCATATAATATCTACTGCTACTGCTGATGAAGTTGAGCTATGGCGTTCTGAACTTACAACTGAAGGTGTTGATCTTAGTCGTGAAGAATATAGAATATGTGCTGAAGTTATACGTAAGAATATTGACTATATTGCTGAAGAAGCAGTTGGTCGTCTTAAGTATAGATACCCTGATTTTGTCATCCCTGGTGATGGTGGTATGAGTGGTTATGGATCTAATGTTTGTCTACGTGATACTAAATCATATATTATTCCTGCTATAATTGACGATCTTATATCAGGTGGTAACTTCCAAACAACCATTGTTGGTCGTGCTTACATTGAAGGATCTGGTGCATTACAACATATTGGTGGTGAGCAATTACAATCAATCTATACTTGGAGAGAAGTTGCAAAACTTTGTATTGATGTAATTACATTAGATGAAGCAGATTTAGAAGGAACTTATTCAACTAAAGTTCGTGTTCCTAATTATTTTGCATCTCCTGCATCTTCACAGATACAAACTGATATTATGACTCTTGTAGATGATCTATTAGATGTTATAGGTCCTACAGGTCATAGATTTAGAGATGGTGCTGATTTAATTTACTTTAATAGAAAAGCAATCGCTGATGAAGCAGTATATTATATTGAAAACAAATATCAAGTACAAGTTGGTTTCTCAACAGTAAATAAACTAACAATACCTAATAGAGCAAAATGTGTAAGAGATATTAGAGATCATATACTTCCTGCTATTGCAGGTGACTTGGTTACAGGTGGTAACTTTGAAACTCAAGCAATGATTGATAGTTATCTCGATAATGAGACTAATATCAATTATATTGAAGATGAATTGCTTGCAATGATTGATGCTATTGAATATGCTAAGAAGTTAGCACAAAAAGCAATACAAGGTTTATTAATTGGTAGAAATGAGAACCCTGCTCAAGTCGCTGCTGATTTCTCTGATTACTATCAGATGTTATACACAGATGAGTCTGTTTATCGTGACGATACTATTACAATAGATCCTAAAGCATATACTGGATCTGATAGAGATCTTGACGCTGCAAATCTTTTACAGCAAAATGCTAAGACCATTGCAGGTGAAGCAGTTGATATTCTAACTAAAACATCGTTTGCACAATCTAAGAAGTTTAGAGTTCCAGGTGGTAAAGTTAACTGTGAAGATGATATTGTTGACATCATCGAATCTGTAGCACACGATTTACGTTTTGGTGGTAACAGCGAGACATATGATGCTGCTGCTTTATACTTAAATACTGATTTAGCATTAAGTCACGTAACTAATCAATCTGATGAGACAATCTATGCGTTTAAGTTAGCAAGAGATATGTCAATCCTAACCATCAGAAACCGTTTAGGGTTTACTCCCTATGAGAGTGAGGCAGCAACAGGTGGATTAGGACAAGCAATACAGAGACCTGATTACTATAATAATGCTACAACCAATGGTTACTATGATGCTGCAAATGAAATTGAAAATAATATAAGATTTATCGCTACAACTGCTGTTGGTCGTGGTATGTCTCAGTATCCTAATTTGGCATTCTCTGGTGGTTATAATTATCAGTCTTGTGTTGATGACGTTGTAGATTTACTTGAAGCATTAGTATTCAACTTAAAGCACGGTGGTAACAACCGTATGTGGTATTCAAGTGAGTTCTATATTACAGTTGGAAATGCTATACAGCATATTAGTAACCAAGCAGCAGAAGTTAAATATATCTTTGAACAAGCAAGAGATATTGCAATACAAATAATGAGACAGCAGATTGTTACAATTAATGGTGTAACAGAAGGAAGTGCAATATATGATTCTAGTATTACTATTGATGGTACTAATACAACAGTTGGTAACTTAACTCCAACAAATGTAGAATACTTCCCAACTACAGGTAATTTAAGACTTACTGTTAATGGTCATAACTTAACTACAAGTGATAGTATTCAACTTGCTCAAAACTCATTAACATTTACTTGTGATTTTGATGGTAATGCAACAAACCATACATATCCAAGACCATTAGATCCTTCTAGCGGTGCTTTATTACCAGTTACAGCATTTACTACAAATACATTTACAGTAAATGTAGGAACTACTGCTAACGGAACTCACGATGTTACTGATGCAATATATGAAGAAGCAACTGGTAATCTATTCTTAGATATTGGTACAAATAATCTTAATGTTGGAAGACATATTAAGTTCTCTCAAGATTATGCAATAACATTTACTTGCACAAAAGATGGTAATACTACTAACCACGCATATCCTCGTCCTACTGACTATGCTAGTGGTAAATCATTAGAAGTTTTAGAAATTAGTGATTCTGCGTTTACAGCAACAGGAGCAACATATTCACCTACTACTGGTGCTATGACCCTGACTGTTCCTCAACACGGATTTAGTAATGGTGATCAGATAAGACTTGTTAATAATTCATTGAACTTCACTTGTACAATGGATAACAACTATAGTGTACATTCTTATCCTCGTGCTAGTGATCCTGCATCAAACCAGTATCTAACAATCAGCAACGTTGCTACAAATACTTTTGATGTAAACGTTGGTTCTACAAATACTCTAAATTATACTCCATCAAATGTTGTTTACAGTCCTACTACAGGAGATATGGTTATCACAATCGGTAATCACAGTCTTGTTCCTGGATCACACATTAAGATTGCTGATAATTCATTAATATTTACTTGTTTAGAAGATAATAATGCTACTGAGCATTCATATCCTAGAACAACAACTACAATACATCAGAGCACTGCTGCTGTATATGAACCTACTACAGGTATGATGCAGTTGACTGTTCCTCAACACGGATTTGCGAATGGTGATCAAATTAAGATTGCAACTGATTCTCTAACATTTACTTGTGGTCAAGATAACAATCAAACAAATCATACATATCCACGTGCTACTGACCCTGCTGCTAATTCTTGGTTAGAAATTTCAGATGTAACTGCAAATACATTTAAAGTTCAAGTTTTATTATCTACTGGAATACCTTCAACAAATACAACACCACACACATATGTTTCTTCTGCTACAAATAATATTACTTGGAAGAAAGATAGAGCATATGATGTTCCTTTAGAAGTAAAAGCAGTTGGTCAAACAACTATTACAGTTAATGTTTTAGCATCTGGAAGAATCCCATCTACTAACGTAACTACTCATACATTTGTAAATGCTGCAACAAATGCAATAAGTGCAGGTGGAAATTACACTCATACATTCATATCTGCTGCACCTGGAGGTGTTAGATTTAAGAATGGACGTATTAAGGTTAATGTAAACCCTGCACCTACAAACGAACAATATCCACATACATTTGTAAGTGCTGTTTCTGGTGCTGTATCTTATGGTGGTAATCATCCTCACAACTTTGTAAGTGCTAATACTAATGCTATAACCTTTATTATTGGTGGTGGTGGAGTTCGTTGTGTAAATGAAGCAGCGTCTATAACAACATTAATGGGTATTCCTATCAATCTATTTGATAGTAGTAATACAAGTAATCCTACAGCATATCTAAATGGAATTACGAGAACATTACCACTCGAATGGCCACTTACAGGTGAACGTGCTATTAGACGTGACGTTTCTATAACTTACGATTCAGCAGGTAACGGAAACTGCACCACACAGAGTTCAGCGATTAATACCCTTTGGGAGATACTTATTAATACTATTGATACTGCTGCTCAAGGAAATGGTAGTCATCTTGCAACTATAACCAGAACTGCACCTGTCACTAACAACACTGTATATAAAGGTGGAACTTGTTACGATGTCACATCTGCTGCACACGTACTATTCAAGACACTTCTTCACGGTCTTGGAAGTGGCACAGAGATGTATAAACAATCTGCAAGATTATTAATATACAATGACACATATACTCGATTAGAATCATATGAGAAAACTTTAAATCAATATCCTGGTTATGCAGGAGATGCTTCGTTTGCTGAACCAATACAAAAAGCGATTGTATATGACTTCATTACAAATGGTAATGCTAGGACTTTACAATTAGTTAACTCTTGGTTTGATGCTGATGGTAATTTCGTAGCATACCCAACACTCTTTAGAACTCGTCTTCTTTATCACGCAAGAATGATTAAAGAGTTGATGGATCATATCTTAAAAGGAACTGCACCTGATCCTGGTGTAAATGCTAACCAACCTCTTTATTCACTTGATGGAACTAATCCTGATAGAGAATTACGTCCTACTGCGACTGCATCTCATAAGTTACATCAATTATTCCACTTAATATTAACTGCGTTACAATACTCACAATTCCCAACAACATACTTAAGAACACAATTTGACGCAGGTGTTGCTGTTTATGATGGAGTTATTAATGTTGCTAATAACTTTGAACCATATGATAGAGTTGCTTATATTGTTCTAGGATCTAATATTCCAGAACTTGATGGAACAACCTATTATGTACATCCTAATTCAACATCTAATAAGATAGTTCTTACAGAATATATTGATGGAGAACCAATATATCTAAGTCCAGGTCTAGCATCACAGTTACATACACTCGCTGTTGAAGTAGATCCAGGTGTAGATCGTGTACCTACAACTTATGGAACACGTGATGTACCAACACCAATCAAAGCAGGTTTCAACCTTGCTGATGTTATCTACGGTGGAACATCTGGTGCTACTGCTCAGATAGTTCGTATGGAAGATAATTTAGCAGATATTATGTATCAGGCAAAATATATGACCTGTAATACATTCTCTGCACAAGGTGGTGGAACTGGAATCAAGATTCAGAATGGTGAGACAGTTGTTGTTCAAGGTGCTACTCAAAATACTGGTAAGGTTCTTGCTACTGATAACGAGACATATATTAAGTTGATTGATTACAATGGAACATTTACAGCAGGTGATACTATAGAAGGTGTTACATCTGGTGGTACTTGTACATTTGCTGATGAGCACGATAGACTTCTTGTTAATTTCCGTCAGGGTGAATTTATTGCAACTGATAAGTTCTTCTCTACAGATACTGGATCTAAAGCAACTGCTCTAATTGTTAGAAACAATAACGGTGCACTAATTGATAATCAGAGTGGTAGAATCACTTACGACATCACCACAGTAACTGGAGAGTTTAAACCCCAAGATGTTATCTATGGATCTGTTACTGATCAAATTATTGAAATTGAATCTTTTGTTACTCTACCTAATTTTGGTGAGTATGTACACGGTAGACAAATTACAAGACTTACATATGTTCAGTTAATTACTGATACAGGTGTTACTGATACATTTAATGTTGGTGATGTATTACAGGTTCAATCTGGTGGTATTAGTATTGGTTGGACAGTGACTGTTACTGAGATTGATACAAATAATAATTACGTATTTGTTGCAAATGAAACTGGAACTCCAGAAGGTGTAACTATTTCTGATATTGCAAGTAATTCACAATATCAACTTGCTAAAGTACCAGTTGGAACTCTATTCCCATCCGTATATACAGGAGTTGCAGCAGTTACAATAACAGATACAACAGCATACGGTAAGATTGCTAAGATTACACAGTTTGGTACTCGTGCTGTTCTCCACTTAGAAGGAACAAGTGGAACATTCCAGAAGAACTCACAAATTATTGGAGACAATGGTTTCAAAGGTGCTTGTTCATCTGCTAGATCTTTAAGAGGTAGAGTACGTAGATTCTTTAGAGGATTTGATGGTGTACAAAAGGCATTTAAACTAACTCAAGGAAATGGTACACAATACTTCCCAGATCCCGCAGGACATATGATGATCTTTGTGAATGGTATCTTACAACCACCTGGTGCTGACTACGCATTCACAGCATTCTCAGATAACATACAGTTTACTGAAGCACCTGCTATAGGATCAACTTTCCACGGTGTATATAAAGGTAAGTTAAGACAATTAGATGATATATCATTCGACTTTGATTCATTACGTAACTCATTCAACTTAAAGTTAAATGGAGTGTTCTACTCATTGACTTTAACTGATGGTGTACAATCAAATACAATCTTACCTGAGAACAATATTATTTGTCAGTTAAATGGTGTTATACAGGAACCTGGAATTGGTTTTGAAATTGTTGGTTCTAGAATTATCTTCTCTGAAGTTCCTCGTGCAGGTTCAACCTTCGTTGCATTCTCTTATGTTGGTTCTGATGTTGACGTTATTGCAGCAACAGTTGTACCACCTATTGAAGCAGGTGATGAACTTATCATTGATGGTGAGGAAGAAACAAGAACAGTTGCTCTTATTGAATCATCTAACTCTCTAATTACATTTGAGTATGGTGGAGCAGTTAAAGGACGTAATGCTTCTGCACTTGCTGAAATTGAAAAAGGACGTATTACAAATGCGATATTAACAAACTCTGGTGATGGTTATAGTACAAGACCACAAGTTGATGTTATATCTTCAACAGGATTTGGTGGACGTATTAAGGCACTTGTTGGTGTAGCAAGAATTGATGTTAAGAACGCAGGTCAAGGATATTCATTACCTACTATTGTTGCAAATACAACTGTTGCAGATGATTTCTTAGGACCTACAGGACCTGCATTAAATGGTGGTATTGATATTTACGATCCTAACTTCATACCTGTAACAGGTGGTACTGGAGTCATAGAGAACTTTATAACAATAACTGAATCACCTAGAAATATTACTGTTAACCAAGGTCAGACTGCTACATTCCAAGTTGCAGCAAAAGTAACAATATCTAATGTTGTTGCTTATCAAATTAATGTTGCTGATAAGTCTGTTAACCATCCTTACTATGGTCAAGGATCTGGAAAAGGTTATAACTTTACTGGTGGTCAATTTAATTCAAGCACTGAAGCACCAACACTTGTATTTGTTCGTGGAGCAACATATCAGTTTAATCAAAACGATGTTACCAATGCTACTCACGCACTTTACTTTAGTGAAGATGCTACTGCTTATGGTGGCAATAGTAGATATGAGACTGGTGTTGTATATCGTCTTAACGGTAATCAAGTTGCAGACTACGCAACATATGCTGCGGGATTTAATGCTGCTACAACACGTAGTGTTAGCATTACAGTCGCTGCTGATGCTCCTGCTACTCTTAATTACGTATGTGGTAATCATCAGTATATGGGTTCAGCAATTAACGTTAACAACGGAACTCTTTCATATCAGTGGCAGAAAAAAGATTATGGAACATCAAGTTGGAACAATATCACTGGAGCAATTAGTTCTACATATACAACTGCTGCTACTACACAGGCAGATACAAATGATGAATATCGTGTTGGTATCACATCTAACGGTGCAATCCCTGTTCTATCAACTGCTGCTGTTCTTACCGTCAACATCGGTGCAACAACACTCAGTTCCTTCACACCTACCCAAATCTTTGACGACGACTAAATACTCTTATGGCAGCAAATGGATCCTATAATAGTAGCAATAATGTCCTAACAGTAACTGGCGATGGTTTGCCATCTCCAGTGAACTCAGGAACTTTTCCTAATGCTAACAATTCAAACACAATTACATCATATGCTTTCAACCACAACTTTGTTTACAGAGGTGGATCAAACACGTCTGATTCTGGGGTTGTCGGTTTGGGTGCTATTGGTATTGCTGCAAACGGTGTCGTCTTCTTTAATCCTAGTGCAGGAACTGATGGGTCGCCCCCGTCAGGATTTTCCTACGTGGCAGCGGGTATTGGTTCTGCTGTTAATTATGGAGAAGATAGTTGTGGTGGGTATCCTGAGTCAAGTGGTCAGTACCGTTATAACGACAGCGACTTCATAGATTGTTGGAATGCCAATCAAGTGATGGCAGGATATAATGATTACTATGGTTCATCTCAATATAATGGTGATAATATTAGACACCCTGATGGTCACTCTAAGATAATAGGTTATAGTTTTGATGGTTATCCTGTGTATGGTCCTTATGGATATACAGATGCTAATGATAACACTACACCTGTAATCAGAATGTCTTCTGGATGGACAGTAAGAACTCAAGAAGCACCTGGAAGACCTGCATATGATACAACATACCCCGCAGGTGTGTTTATGGAAGATTATGAATATACTGGTGGAACAGGAAAGTTAGATACACATAACGGTAGACATTGTGTAACACCTGAGTATCCTAGTGGTACTTTTGCATACTTTCTTACTGAAGATAATTCTGGAAATCCAGTATTTCCTTTTATGATGGGTTTGACCTCGAAAGAGGCAATGGTAGTACCTGCCAATGATGGTTTTACACAAACTGCACCACCTACTGATGATGGTGGCGATACTCCCGATCAACCCCCTACTCTTGTAATTACAAATCAACCAACAAACGCTACTATTCAAAGTGGAAACCTTCAACAGTTTAGTTTGTTAGCAGAAATACAACCACAAAATGATACTATTGCATATCAGTGGCAAGTATCAACAGATGGTGGATTTGCTTGGTCTAACTTAACTGGTAATACATCAGCAACACTGAATATAAATGCTCAACCATTTATGACAGGTTATCGTTATAGATGTGTGTTGACTGGTCCAGTTGGTGCATCTACTCAAGCACAAAACTCACCTTTAATAAGTAATTTGGCGATCCTTACTGTAACAGGTAGTGGAACGACTATAGATTATGCCAGTATCCTCAAATTTGACAGTGGTATTGGAAAATACGATATGACTCCAGTTAATTTTGACAGGGATAATAACAACCCTGACTTTACTATACAGAACTTTACACTGGATAATTCGACAACTTCCTTCGATATGACATAAATAAAACTGTAGAAAAAACCCCCTACTATGGCTAAGCAGAATGTAAACGTCGGTGTATCGGCAAATGATGGTACAGGAGATACCCTCAGAGACGGTGCTATAAAACTTAATAACGTAATTAACGAGTTATACACCCAACTTGGTGATAATACTAATTTGCAAGTTAGTATTGGATCACCATCAACAAACCAAGTCCTTAAATGGAATGGAACAGTATTTACAGAAGGAGATCTGGCATCATCTAATTTGACTGATGTTGACTTGACTGGTATTGGAAATGGTCAAGTACTAAAATGGAATACAGCAAACTCAAGATTCCAACCTGGTGATGACTTACAAGGTAGTGGTGGCGGTGGGGGCAATGCCATTACTAACTTGACTAACAATGGTTCTAATAACGTTGTTATCTCAACTCATTTTCTACCAAACACCGACAACACATATGACTTAGGTAGTAACTCACTTAAGTTTAGGGATTTATATCTATCCAGTTCTACTATTTGGATGGATGATACAGGTATTTCTATAGGATCTGATCAAGAAATTACTCGTAGAAAGAGAAAAGCACATACTGTTCATAGTATAGACACAGGTGCTACTCGTACTATTACATCTAAATTAGCGTCAGAAAACTCTACAGAAGAAGAAGGTCTTCGTTTACGTTTTAGTGCGATGAAAGTGGGAACACCTCTAGAAATTGAGGATGTTAATGGTAATAAAATTGAAGCAACATTTGCATCATTTACTGCTGAAGCAGGTGCTACTCGTGGTACTGTTACAGTTAGTGCTACAGGAACTGCTAACCAAACACAAGAACTAGCAGTATCTGGTGATATTAAGATTTCATCTAAAAATAAATTAATTACTGAACAAGAAGATGGTGCTGTAGATCTTGGTGCACAGAAACTAAAGTTTGGTTTTGGTGATATATCATTTGATACTGATGGTATTCTTGAACTTCCTGCTTCAAGTTCTATCC